TTTGAAGTTCAGACTGTCATGTACAAAGTGTTCTCAGCTTCCAATACTTACAATTCACTGCATCAATTATATGCTGAGCTTGGTGTATTTGGCACTGCAGCCATGGGCGTGTTCCATGATTTTGAAAATGTCATTTGGTGTAGGCCTTATACTGTCGGTAGTTACATGCTTGCTCTTAACAGTAAGAATGTTAGTGATACTATGTATCGTGAATATGAATTAACTGTTGGACAAACTGTAAAACAATTTGGTATTGAAAATGTCAGTGAGACTGTCAAACAGCAATGGGAAAATGGTAATACTGAAGCATGGGTAAAGGTTGTTCATGCAATTGAACCAAATGATGACCGTGATAATCAAAGTAAATTAGCTAGTAATAAACCAATACGATCTGTTTATTATGAAACTAGTAAAGGTGCTCGTGATGGTCAGGATAAATTCTTGCGTGAATCAGGTTTTGATGAATTCCCTATCTTGGCACCACGTTGGGATGTTACCGCTGAAGATATCTATGCTACAGATTGTCCGGGGATCACTGCAATCGGTGACACTAAAGCATTGCAATTAGCTGAAAAGAGAAAGTACCAGGCACTTGACAAAGTAGCTTCTGCACCAATGCAAGGACCATCAGCAATGAAGGGTTCTATGAAAGGTAATTTTCCAGCACCCAATGAAGTTTTATGGAATGATACTACTGACAATGGTGGGTTAAGAAGTATTTATGAAAACTATCGTCCTGATCTTAATGCAATAAGAGAAGAAGTTATAAATGTTGAAACGCGTATACAACGATCTTTTTATGAAGACTTATTTTTAATGCTGGCTAATACTGATCGTCGTCAGATCACAGCTCGTGAAGTGGCTGAGAAGCATGAAGAAAAATTATTAATGCTTGGTCCTGTACTTGAACGATTACATACTGAATTACTTGACCCATTGATTGATCGTACTTTCAATATCCTGCAACGCAATGGAGTGCTACCATTACCACCTGAATCATTGCAGAATCGTGAATTAACTGTTGAATATGTATCGGTATTAGCTCAAGCACAACGTCTAGTAAACACCGGTGCTATTGAACGTCTTACAGCTTTCACCGGTGAATTGTCTGCTGTTTGGCCTAGTGTTCGTCATAAGATTAACGTGAATAAAGCTGTTGATGAATACGCTGAAGCTTTGGGTGTTGATCCAACAATTATGGTCAGTGATGATGAAGCGCAAGTTGCAGTTGATGCTGAACAACTGGCTGCTCAACAGGCGGCTACATTACAACAAGGCCAAGCTGTGGCAGATATGGCGAAAACTGCGTCAGAGGCTCCAATAGAAGAGAATACTGTACTTGGTAAGACAATGAAAAATGTAGGGGGACTTGATGAGCGATGATGACTACGACATTGATCTTGGGGACGAAAATAATAAGTCAAAAGATAAAATTAAACCAAGTGATATAGATGCTCTTGTTATATGTAACATCATGAAAACACAAGATGGTCGTGACTTCATGTGGAGAAAATTGTGTCAGTGTCGTGTTTTTGAGAATATATTTAGCAAAGACACTATAATGCATAGTTATAATTCAGGATTGAGAGAATTTGGAGTGAAGCTTGATAAAGAACTTAAAGCAGCTTCACCAAGCGATTATTTGAAAATGATTAAGGAGAATATGTGATGTGGGTGATAAATAAAAAGTTATTTGATGAAGCTGGTGACGACGGTGCTGCTGCTGGTTCTGCTGATGCTACAGTGCTAACAGGTGACACAGGTGCAGATGATAAGAGCACTGTATTAACTGGTGATGCAGGTGCAGATAAAGATTCTAATTCAGGTGCAGCTGCATCTGATGATGATACCGGCGCTACTGATGATAAGGGCGACGGTGAAGCTGGTAGTGAAGGTAGTCAGGATAAGTCACCAGAGACCTATGCCGATTTTGTTTTACCTGAAGGGCAAGAGCTAGATGAAACTGCTTTAGCTGAGGCTAACCCAATGTTCAAAGAAATGGGGTTGAATCAGGAGCAGGCTCAAACGCTCGTTGACTTTTACGCAAAACATATCCAGGCGGGTTTTCAGGCACAAACCGATGCTTTCAATCAGTTGATGAGTGACTGGCGTGGACAATCTGAAAATGACAATGAGTTCGGTGGAGACAAATACAAAGAAAATGTCAAAATCGCACAATCTGCCATAAGTAAGTATGGTACGCCAGAATTGAAACAACTGCTGCTTGATCATGGGATGGGCAACCACCCTGAAGTCATTCGGTTCATGGTTCGAGTCGGTCATACGTTGAAGGAAGATGTGCCAGATAATAGCGGACATCATCCTACTACGCCTGCAGATCGTATCTCGATCCTTTATCCAACGAAAGAATAACTATTGCGAGGCAAATCATGGCTACTTTAGGCGCAAGTTTTGTCGATTTAATCGACATTTACAAACTACAGGATGGACGCGGTCAGTTCGTACCTGTTATTGAAATGCTAATGGAAATGAACCCTATCCTCGATGATGCAATTGCAGTCGAGTGTAATAAGGGTACAACCCATTTGCATACCGTTCGTTCAGGACTACCTACCGTTACATGGGGTAAATTGTATCAGGGTATTCCTAATGGTAAAGGTAAAACTGCTCAGGTAGAAGATACCACTGGTTTTGTTGAAGGTCTTAGCACCATCGACAAACGCTTGCTGGATCTATCTACCAATGAAGGTGCAGTGCGTTTATCAGAAGCGCAGGCTTACCTTGAATCCATGTCACAGGAAGTTTCTACTAAACTGTTCTATGGTAATTCAGCATCTGATCCTGAAGAGTTCATGGGCTTTGCACCACGGTTTAATGACCTGGCTGCTGCAAATGGCAATCAGATCGTTGATGCCGGTGGTGTTCAATCTGATAATACCTCGATCTGGTTTGTTACCTGGGGTGATAATCAGTGCAATCTTCTGTATCCCAAAGGTACCCAAGCTGGTGTTCAGCGTGAAGATATGGGCATGCAACGTGTTGTCGATGGTAGTGGTAATGCCTACTATGCCATGGAAGAAAAATTCACATGGCATGTCGGTTTAGCAGTCAAGGATTGGCGTTATGTTGTTCGTGTCGCTAACATTGATGTTTCATTGATGCAGGCCGGTTCAGTTGCTTTGTATGACTTCTTACGTAAGGCATACTACCAGCTTCAGAATCGCCGTGTCGCCGGTGGTAAGCTTGCTATCTACTGTAATCGTGATGTATTGGAAGCACTTGATGCTTTGTCTACTAACGCGGGTGCCAGTGATAGTTTCATACGTCTGAAGCCTAAAGAAATTCAGGGTGAAGAGATAATGACTTACCGTGGTATTCCAATTCGTGAAACGGATGCTATTATCAACACTGAGGCTCAAGTTACTTAATAGCCTGATTCATCAGCTGCCGGGGTAACACCCGGCTACTTTAACTTTTAGGAGATATTTATCATGATTCTTTCAGCTCAACAGCTATTCTCTGATGACCAGGCTATTACGGCAACTGCTGATTCTACCAACGTCATCGACCTCAGAGTACCAGGTACACCTTATGGTGCAGCTGCTCCATTAAATGACGATGTTGGTAAAGGAGCGAAAATCCCTTTACTCATTCAGATTACAGAAGCGTTTGATAATTTGACTACTTTGGAAATCATAGTATCAACCGGTGCAACTTCCGCGCTTGGTACAAGTATCCTTAGTCAGACTATTGCGCTTGCTGATCTGGTTGTCGGTAAACAAGTCTCGTTTGATGTGTTGCCAAATGACATTATTGAACAATACCTTGGTATTGAGTATGTCGTCGTCGGTAGTGCACCATCAGTCGGTAAGGTTACTGCAGGTATCACCATGGGCGTCCAGACTAACGTCACAGGTGCTTAATAATTGAGGGGCTTAACTGCCCCTCTTTTTTCTAATGATCAGGAGTGACGAACATGCCCAAATATAAAGTAACAGCACCCGGCTACCATGGTGGTCATTTGTATCATCCAGAAGGTAAACGCAAAGTATTAATTACTGATAAACCTTTCAGTAAAAAAAATATGCCGTCATGGGTTAAATTAATGAAATCTGAAACTGCTGAAGAGAAAGCAGCTCGTGAAGCTAAGGAAGCTGCAGAATTTAAAGAAGCTGCAGAAAAAGCTGAACAGGATCAGAAAGACATTAAGGAAGCTTCATTCTTGGGTGAAGGTGAAGGTCAAGGTGAAGGTGCACC